GCGCATTCGCGACCTCGCCACAGGCCATCAGCAACTGGAAGCGGCGGCAGCGGCTTCCGGCGGCTCGCCAGCTCCAGGCGCTGCAGATCGCGCGCAAGAAGCGCCTGCGGTTCGATCCGGTGGCGGCCACGCAGCCCGAGGCGCGGCGATGAACCGGATCACCGCGATCGAGCAGGTCGCCAACGCCTTGCGCGTTGCCGGAGGCAGGGCCACGACCTCGGATCTGTGCGCGGCGCTGCCGCAAATGGACCGCGGCGCGATCCTCGGCTCGCTGGCGCACCTCAAGCGCAAGCGCGTCGTCGAGAGCAATTACGTCCCGACGAGGCCGCCGGAGTGCGGCTGGACATACTGGTTCGCGGCCACGAGGCCCGTGCGCGGCTCGCGCTACCGCGCGGCGGTTTCGGCGGGCTTCACGAGGGTGATCTGCGAGTGGATGGACAAGCAAGGCGGCGAGGCCAGCATCGAGGCGTGGCGGGCGTGGATCGCGGGCATACAGAACCGCATCCGGCTGAACAGCGCGATCCATTCGCTCCGCAAGCGCGGCTTGGCCGAATGGGCGGACCACCGCGTCGCGCTGACGCCAGAGGGCCACAAGGCACTCACGCTCGGTCGCAAGGTCGCGCCATACCCTCCGCAGCTGCAGGATTTCGAGGACGGCGCGCCGGTTGAAGCGCAGCCATCCACCGATCCCGAGCAGAGCGTCGAACGCGCCGAGCGCCTCTGGCCGCGCCTCATGTCCGGGCGGCGTTATGAGGACATCCCGGCGCACATGATCCGCCCGCTGAAGGTGCTGCGCTGGACGCCGCGCGTCGAGGCGCGGAGCCTGACAGGGTCGAGCGGTGCCATGCTGGCCGAAAGCCGCAGCGCGGTGGGGACTTCGACGTGAAGCGCAAATGGCAGGGCGTGATCCTGGGCGAGCCGGTGTCCAAGGCCAACAGCCGCCGGATCGTGAGGTTCGGCACGAAGCTGCGCGTCATCAAGTCCGAGAAGGGGCTGGCCTACGTCGAGGCCGTCGCACGGCAGGTGCCGGAGTTGCCTCCGGATAGCCAGCTGTTGTCGCCCATTCGGCTGACCGCGCACATCTACTATTCGAGCAACAGGCCAGACCTCGATCCGAGCCTGCTGCTGGACGCTTTGCAGGGCCGCATCTACCGCAACGACCGCGCGGTGCGGGAAATGCACCTGTATCACCACCTCGACCGCACGACGCCGCGCGCCGAGGTCTACCTAGAGGAGATCGACGAATGACCGGCATCAACGACGACCTGACGAGCTACGCCGACCGCCTGACCCGCTTGCTCGACGCCGCCGACGAGGCGCGCGACGACATCAAGCAGCTGCGCGTCGAGATCAAGTCCGCGGGCTACGACCCCGCCGCGCTGGTGCGCGTGGTGCAGTTGCGCCGCGACGAGCGCAAGCGGGCGAAGGAGCAGGAGCGGCTGCAGGCGGTCGCGCTCTACGCTGATCGGCTCGGGGTCCAGCTCGACCTCGCGCTCTAGAAACCGGCCAGGCCCTCCCTTGCCGTCGCCGGCGGGCGGCGGAACCTAAAACCGATCCAGCGCGATGCGCCGCGTCAACAGGCCCCTGGCCGGGTCGTTTACCTGATGGATCGGACCCGCCAACAAACCAGTAAATCGGGAGAGTTCGACATGATCTTGGGCTGGATCGACTGCATCGCGATCGCGATCATCGTGGCGTTCGTGCTTGACTTGAAACGCTGACGACCCGCACAAATGACGCGCCCCGCCGGGCTGGAACCGGGCGGGGCGCAACGGACTGCACCAACCAGTCCGGCCACAATGGCGCGCTGAACCTATCGCGCGCGGCGGGCCGGATCAACGCGAAAGGGCGCTGATGGACCCGCTTGTACCGCCGGAGGTCGATCTCCGGAATTTCACCTACATGCCGCTCGACGTGGTCCGACTCCGCGACAGCGACATCGCTGGCGTCGAGGACGGCGAGGTCTTCCGCGCCGCGGTCCTCGCGTGGTGCGCCGCTTGGCATCAGGTGCCGGCCGCCAGCCTTCCCGACGACGACGCGGTGCTGGCCCGGCTCACGGGCTACGGACGCGATATGGCGACTTGGAGGCGGGTCCGCGAGGCTGGCGCGCTGCGCGGTTTTGTGCGGTGCAGCGATGGCCGTCTGTACCACCCGGTCGTGGCCGAGAAGGCTTTGGAAGCGTGGGACAAAAAGGGCAGGCAGGCCGAGCGCACTCGACGCGCCACGGAGGCCGCTGCGGAGCGCGCACGGGTCCGTCGCGAATCCGTTACGGATTCCGTAACGGACTCCAAGGAGAGGAGAGGAGAGGAAAGGAATAGAGAGGAAAGAGATATCGGAGACGTCCCTCCAGTTTCTGGGGGGTCTGGGGGGACGCGCGCTGCGCGCGCCGACCGCGGGACGCGCCTGCCGGAGGACTGGGCTCCGACGGAGGACGACCGCGGGTTCGCGGCCAGCCTCGGCGTCGCGGTCGAGCGCGAGGCGGCGTCGTTCCGCGACTACTGGCACGCAAAGCCCGGCGCGGACGGGCGCAAGACCAACTGGTCGGCAACCTGGCGCAACTGGGTGCGCCGCACGAGCGAAAGGAAGCAGGGCAATGGCACAGGATCTCGATCTCAGTCCCGCAACGGGTTTCTCGCAATCGCTCGCGAGCTGGCTGCGGAGGGCCGAGACGGAGCAGGCGGGTTCCTTGATCCCGATCCCGCCGACGGCCCGCGTCGAGGCTGAGCGCGCGCTGGTTGCGATCGAGGCCGCGCTTCAGCCCGCGCCGCGCGAGATCGTGGATCGCTGGGTGGCGGCGCTCGGCACGCTGGTTGCCGGCGGCCAGCTCACGGTCGAGGACGCCAGGACGAAGGGCGCGGCGTATGCGGCGATGCTAACCTACCCGCGCAGCGCCTACACGCGGGCCAGCCTCGACGCGGCGGCGCGGGCCTTCAAGTGGTTTCCGGCCTACGCCGAGCTATGCCAGCTGCTCGATGCCGAGGTGGCCGAAGTGCAGCGCCAGCGGCACATGCTGCGACGGGCGATCGCCGCGCCGGTCGAGAGCGCCAAGCCCGTCGGGCGCTGGTCGGCCATGACCGACGAGCAGAAGGCCGAGTTCGACGCGACGATGGCGAAGTTCCGGTCTCGGTTTGCCTCGGATGCCTCGCGCGGCCCCGAGGATGGCGCAGGAAGCGCGGAAGCCCGCTGACCATTGGCAGGGTAGCGGGCGACCGGCTTCCGGCGTTCCTAGGGCCGTTCTAGGCGTTTTCGGGCCTGAGATGCCTCGGCAGACGCTTGTAGGCGGTCCTGACCGCGTCCGCCCACTCCTCGGCGGTCATCAGGTCGGTGTCCGCGACGCCTCGCCGCAGGAGCACGTCGCGCAGCTGCTCGGCGTCGAGGAGGCTGGCCTCGCCCATGGCGTGGCGCAGGCGTGGGAGGCTCATGGTCGGGTGGACGCGCATGGTCAGGCCACCCGGTGCAGACCGCCGTGCGGCACGAAGTCGTACTGCGCGCCGTTGCGACCGGTCAGGCGGTAGACATCGGGCTCGCCGCTGGGCGTCAGGATCTTGTGAGCAACCGTCAGGGTTAGGAAGCCGACCTTGACCGTGCTGCCGATCGACCATTCCTGCTTGGGCTTGCCGGTCGGGGCGAAGCGGCTCGGGCGGTAGTAGTTGGTCATCGTCGTCTCCGTGGGTTGGTTGCGATGAACAGAACATACACCGCCGGTGCAGGGTGACCATTGCAAGGAACGCGGGGCGGTATGCGCTTGACGCATGGGTGGCTTGACGGTCGAAGCGGTAGGGAGCATCATCGGTTTACCTATGAACGCAAAACCGCAGTGATTTCAGCGACATGGCCGCGCGCAAAATCAAGCGACTGCTGACCGATGACTGGAAGCTGAAGATCCAGGCGTCGAACATCTGCACGCGCCTGCAGAAGCACGTCGAGGGCAAGATCGAGATGACGCCGACGCAGGTGCGGGCAGCCGAGATCCTGCTGCGGAAAACGGTGCCGGACCTCGCGCGCACCGAGGTGACCGGCGCGGATGGCGGGCCTCAGAAGATCATTTACGAGTGGGGCGAGCCGACGTGACCGCGCTGCGCGATGCGCGCGTTCGAATGCCCTACAGCCCGCGCAAGGCGTTTATGCCGTTTCACCGCAGGACGCAGCGGTGGTCCTGCCTCGTCGCCCATCGCCGTGCGGGCAAAACGGTCGCCGCCATAAACGACCTGATCCGCGCCGCGATCACCGCGCGCCAGCCTCACGCGCACTATGCCTACGTCGCGCCGTTTCGCTCGCAGGCCAAGTCGGTCGCTTGGGATTATCTGAAACGGTACGCCGAGCCAGCGACCGCGGGCGTCAACGAGGCCGAGCTGCTTCTGACGACGCGCACCGGAGCCAAGATCCAGCTTTTCGGCGCGGACAACGCCGACGCGATGCGCGGCCTCGGGTTCGACGGCGCTTATCTCGACGAGTATGGAGACTTCCGCCCGAGCGTCTGGGGCAACGTCATCCGCCCGACGCTCTCGGACCGGCAGGGCTGGGCGGTGATTGGCGGGACGCCGAAGGGCCGCAATCAGTTTCATGAGGTCGTCGAGGCCGCGCAGCGATCTCCGGACTGGTTTTTCCTGCGCCTGCGGGCCAGCGACAGCGGCATCTTGCCGGAGACCGAACTCCACGCGCTCCGCGCGCAGCTGACGCAGGACCAGTACGACCAGGAGTACGAGTGCAGCTTCGACGCGGCTATCCTCGGCGCGTTTTACGGCGTCGAGATGCGCGAGGCGCTCGACGCTGACCGCATCCGATCGGTGCCGCACGACCCGGCGCTGCCGGTCTACACCGCGTGGGACATCGGCTGGCGCGACGACACCGCGATCTGGTGGTGGCAGGTAGCCGGCGGCGAGATCCACGTCATCGACCACCACGCCTCGAGCGGCTCGACCATCGCGGAGCTGGCCGAGATCGTCGCGGGGCGCCCGTATCGGTACGGCAAGCACTACCTGCCGCACGACGCGCGGGCGAAGACGCTGGCCTCGGGCGGTCGCAGCGTGGTCGAGCAGCTCGCGGCGCTCCTCGGCGGCATCGGCATGTTCAACATCGTGCCCGACCTCGGCGTGCAGGACGGCATCCAGGCCGTGCGCCTCATGCTGCCGCGCGTCTGGTTCGACGCCGAGCGGTGTCATGAGGGCATCGAGGCGCTGCGCCAGTACCAGCGCGAGTACGACGAGGACAAGCGCGCCTTCCGCGCCGCGCCGCGACACGACTGGACGAGCCACAGCGCGGACGCCTTCCGCATGATGGCGATCGCGTGGCGCGAGGAGCCGAGGGTCGAGCCGCCGCGCAGTGATCGGCCACTATTGATAGGGCCTGACAACTCGGCTACCCTCAACGACATGTGGGCCGCGTCGGCAGCCCGATCTCGGAGCGCGCGCATATGAGCGACAGCGAGTACCACGCCGCAATGGGCGAGTTCGCAGGCCGAGTGCTTTGCACCGGCATCGCCGCGCAGTTCATGCACTGGAGCACGAAATCCTACGCCGCGCACAAGGCCCTGGGCGACTACTACGAGGCGCTGCCCGGCCTCGTGG